AGAAAGACTTGTTTCCGTTGACCTTGAACCCGAAGGTTTCCAGCAAACGGATCACGGGATCCACCGCCGTGACGGGGACGATGATATCGTCACCGTACACGGAGAGGATACCAGGGATCTCACTCCTGGTGGTGCTCCTCTTATCGCCCGCAACAACGAGCCCTGCGTGGGCAATGGCCGTGAAGACCATAGCCTCGATAGGGAACGTCAATGCGGAACCCATGGAAGCAAACTTGAACAGCGGCATGATGCTACCGTTCACGTCTGCGCTCCCTGACCGCGTCGCTGAAACGAAATCCAGCGTATGGGGCCAGCGCTCGAGGAATTTCTCCACGAGCGGAAACGCAACCCGGTCGGATGCTTCACTCAAGTCGAGTGTTGCCAAGGATCCATCGACAGAGCCCGCGAGGGCTAGCCGTTGATTCCGCTCCTGATCGGTGAAGCCGAGCACGTCTTTCAACCATGACTGGTTGATAGAGCGGTAAAGCTCAGCCTTGAGACCCTGCTGTGCAAACTGCATAGCGGAAGGCTCAATGGCAATAAGACGTGGCGTCTTCTGCGTTTTCGGAACAGCGATCACCCGGACAGGGATCTCGCTTTCCAGGGGCACAGGAGGCATGGAGCGATAGGAAGGGAGGTTCGACGTATATCTCCACGAGGGAAATACCGACTCGAGCCTTTCCGTCCAATAGGGAAAGTCCCAACGCTCAGGATGCTTTAGCCTGTCGGCCACTGCACCCGGACCATGTCTCGGGATGAGATCGAACGATGCGATAAGTTTCTCGCAGCGATCAAGAACATCCCCGAAAAGGAAATCGCGTGACTTCATGAGTAACGTGACATCAGTACTATCCGGAGGAAAATCCCGGTAGTGCTGTTCCAATTCGCTGTCAGTACGGATGAAAGACTGAAATGCGGCCTCGACCCTCGCGGGCGTGCAGTCGCGTTCAATCTTCTGTGTCAGGTTTCCAATCTGACGAACAGCCCAGATAGCGTTAGCGTCTGGGGCATCCTTGATTTGCCCATCCTCATCGAACACACGAAGAAGGAAACCCCGAAGAAATACGGGGAGCCCTCGCCTATGACCAAATTCGGTCAAGGTGCGCTTCGGCCACACACCGTCACGTAAGCCTCTTTCGAGAGCTTTGACGAAAAGTGGCAAGGTGATTGTAAGATACGAATCACCCTCGTGTTCCCATCGAGCGATAAGCGTTTCGGCGTCTCGCTCGATAGTGGTGTCGCAAAGAAGTCCTGCATCACGCAGGACTGCCAGATGGAGAGTTACCAGGCTTTTCAAGCCTCCTCCTTTCCAGAGGTAGAACTTCCAGCCAAGTGAATTCCCCGCTGAGGGAGGGTCTAGGCCCCCCCGAACAGAGCTAGGTTTAGCTCTGCCCACCGCTCTTGCGGGCGGCAATCGCGTACACCCCGACCAGACTGACGCATGTCAGCAGGCCGAAAAGGAGTACAGCGATCGCCTCAAGAGCACTCACTTCTCGCCGCCAAGGATCTTCTTCAGAAGAGCGTTGGTGGAAGCTCCAAGCGCGGCCGTGAGGCCGACATAGAGCGCTTCAACAGCAGACACCGTCGTCCCGAGAGGGAGGGCGAAGTTGATGTTGACCGAGAACGGAGGCTGCGACTTGATCCCAGTGATGGGATCGGTCACAATCTCCGCATCCGTAAGCGAGATCGAGGACCGCTGAACGCCCTTCTTGTCAACCGTCTGGGTGACATAGAGGGTAACGTTCTGGTCCCGATTGAAATACACGTGCGTGTTAGCACGCTCGTCGATACGGGGCAGTGAAATTGCCGTTCCAGAAATGGTAACGGACTGGGGATCAGCGAGCACTTGGTTCTCCTTGAATGACCATGTTCGGTTGTTGTTGAGTTGTTGTTCAGTTGTTTCGCGCTAAAGGAGTTTTGACATCCCCAGCGCACCGAGTATCGCCCACTGGTCCCCGTTAAGGGAACTAGAGGTCGTACCGGTGAACCCGTAAGGGTTACCTCTGACACGGCGACGCCGTCGGCGCTCAATTTTGGACTGCATGTAGGAAGGCCCGGTGTAAATTGCACCAGAGCTCGCCTGCACTAGGACCTGAGCGCTTTTG